TTACCGGTAGCAATCTTATTATCAGATACAAGCTCATCTACCATTACATCGGTGATCTTCTCACCCAGTAATCCAAATGCCTTGGCTAGATCTTCGTTAAAGTTAGTTAGTTTCATTAGCTAGGGAAATTGCAGTAGTTAAGAATTCCTTCGTTAATTACATTTACTGTTGCTACCCATCCGTATACTCTATCGTTAAAAGCCTCATTGACTGGAGTGATAGTACTTAGGGTAGTATATAATGTCTGTTGGTTTGAACCGTTATTAAAGTAGCTTAAAATATCATAGATAACTTGCTCGGTATTAGACATTACAGTTAAGTAGTCTGTCTCTGTTAACTTCGGGACATCTAATGAATACAATTCAAATGCTAAGTTTCTAGTACCAGTTAGACCGTTAGGGTTAGTAACGATACCAGGAGAAGATAAAGGACGTAAGAATACGTAGTTATAAGATACATTCTGAGTACTAGCATCTAACTTATCTAGAGTACCGTAATAAAACGTATTCACTCCTAGATGGGCAGTACATGCTGCATCAAATAAGTCTACTATCTGTTTAAACGTTTGCATTGTCTATAATTTGTTTAGCTTTGTCTGCTGTTACTTGAAAGGCTTTAGTAATCCAATCTATACTCTGTCCTCTCTTATGCCAGTCAATAATCTTCTTCTCTTTATCAGTCAGTTCAATCTTTGCTTTAACTTCAAGCTCTGCTTTAACTGGCTCACTTGATACGATAGCTTCGTTGTTGCTCAAGGAGCTTTCTTCGCTGTTCTTCTTGTCTAGTTTTGTCTTTCTCATAAGCCAAATAATTTAATACACCAATAAAGTTTACAGCCGTGATAGACTTATCTCCTGTGACCGAAAGGATGGGTGTTGAAGCGAGGTGATAAATTGTAGCAAGCCATCCCCAGTGCTCACTGAAAGTTGTTTGGCCATCTGATTCAGCATCTCCTTCTTCTCCTTCTGGGTTTTGGTTTTGTACGAATAGATCTCTATACCTCTCAAGTGTATGTTTGCGGTTTGCAAAAAAAAACTAAGAGCTCCTAAAGCATATGCTACTGGAATGTCTTGGAAGATCTCTGCATAGTCGTATCTCTTATCGCTATCGTATTCCTCTACGGTGTAGTATTTTAATACGTCCTCTAGCTTACCTTGTCCTAGTTTTAAACCATTCTTGATCTTAAACTCTAAAGACTTAAAGCGATGCTTTAACACCGGACGGTATAATACAGCCATAATCTGGTCTAAATTCTCCAGTGGCTTTTTAGTTAAGTTTTCTAAATCGATATACTCACCTAAAGTCATCTTGGTGATAGGTTGGTATCCGTATAGTTGTCCTTCTATCTCAATGATAGGATAAAATTCATAGCCAACGTCAAATAAAGCTTCTGTAACCTTATCGTACATCTTAGGTAGATCCTTGCTATGCTTTTTCTTCAATTGCTCTGAAGGGATATTACCTAATATAGCTAATACCTCTACAGTCTTTTCTGTAGAAGATAAATGCTCTAATGAATTTACCTTTTGGTAATTCTTAATAGATAAGTATTTAGGTATCTCTAGTTCCATATTATGTAAGTAGTTTTTTTAGGTGTAAAGTGTATATATATAATTATATATTAATATATCTTATCCGAATCTAGCAGCTGTATATTGCTGGCTGTTACCGACGTAGATCTTACTGGCTGATCCTCCTCTTAGTTCACTCCTAGCCATATTGGCCATCCATACACTATCCACGATATCATCATGCATACCAGGAGGGTGACTAAAATGTAGTTTACCATTCTGTCCTAGTTTATAAGTAAAGCTAGCAAACTCATTATACACTTCAGGCATAAAATCTCTGGAAGGTAATTCAATTATACCCTCTTCTATGTCTTGGATTAGTCCTCTAATGGCCTGTGTTTTGTTATCGTTGCTCGTACTGAACCCTCTGATAGACCGTACTTCTTTTCGAATGATTTCAAAAAGTCCACGACCAAGACCATTGATCTCACAGTAACCGGTAATGTTGGGGAAACGATTGAGTTCATTAGTAATGATTCTTCCAATTGTGGTAAGATCCTCTCTATTAACTCTAGTAATGGAATAAACCTTTCCCGATCCTCCGAGAACAGTGAGGACTGTATAATCATTAGCGACGCCGACGTCAATGCCTGCAAAATAAGTTTCGTTTCTGTTTGGTGTTGGGAATTCATTTAGTATGCATACATTATCTAGGTTACGGAATACGTCTGCTCCTCCGTCTACAAAATCAGCTAGATACTCTTGTCTAAAGATATCTTCAGGCAGACTCTTTCTCTGCTCTTGAATAAACTCTTGATCAGCGTAGATATTATCTATACTAACCCCTTTAAACGAAACATAGGAATCATTAGGTTCGGTACCTCTACTGAAGTATTCAAAGAACCAGTTTCCTTTACCAGCCGGTGTACTAATAATTAGGCACTTCTTTCCTATAGCAGTAAGAGTAGGTAAGATTGCTTTAGTTAACGCTTCTTGTCTGATATAAGCAGCCTCATCGATAACCATATAGTTAAAACTAAAACCCCTAATACTGTCATATCTCTCTGCTGATAAAAATTGTAATGTACTCCCGTTAACAAACTCTAAGGTAAGATCTGATTTGTTAGAATGTACCACTACCTCTCTACAGGCCTCTAGTATCTCACCGAATACCTTCTTTGCCTGGTTGTAGATTGGTGATACCCATCCTCCCTTACTCTTGCTATTATTCAGTAACCAGTATACCATAGCATTAGAAGCCATGAGAGATTTACCCCACTGTCTTCCTGTCGATACTACACCAAACTTATGCTTACTGTCTAAGAACCCTTCTATAACCTTTCTCTGTCCTGGGTGTGGAGTAAATAAATCAACTGTCAGCTCCATCTGTTATTCCCCAATTGGTCTTTACGTGAGTAAGGTTTACATTAGCTTCTACCTTCTCAATATCATTGCCGGTATACTTCATGATCTGATCTACGGCTCTCTGTCTGACCTTTTCATCCTCTGAGGCTAGTAGCTCTATAATAGTAAGTACTGCTGGAGTTAGTTGTTTATTTAGTAGCTCTTTCCAACCCTCTTTAAATTTCTCTCCGGCCTGTGCCCAGTATAAGGTATAAGTCTGTTCTGATTTATCGCTATAATTCTCATGACAATACTTCAACCAGTCCTTAACTCCAAAAGGACGATCGGTATCAAAGCGTAGTTCATAGCACTTCTGTACTCTAAGTTCTACTTCGTCTTGTGGTAATCTTGTTCCAGCCATCATTCTATATTGTTTCTATAAATATACATAGGAGCTAAAATGCATATAATTGCATAGCTTAATGATCTTTCCTATTGTGATATCATCTCTAGAGCAAAGTTAGGCCATCGTAAAATCGGGTATTCTGTCTCCCAATATAGTTTAAGAATCTTAACTAGATCGTGTTCAAAGCCTGCTTCTTCCATTAGTCTCTCTAACGTTACTACGTTGTTGTTACTATCTACAGTCTCTACACCTCTTTCATCATGGATCTTCATCTGCCTGAATCCCAGATCTTTATACACTGATAATACCCTACCTCTACTTGATACTACAAATGGTACTGAGAACTCTTCTATCTCTACTGTCTTCCATTCCTCTCCGGTTAGAGATTGACTCTTGATAAACAATTCAATTGCTCTCTTACTGCCTTCTAGTCTAGTATGCATCCTTGTCTTCTCGCTAGGATAAAGTTTTGCTATGAATTTATCTGTAGGTAAATCATTATAAATTGCTAGGTCCACTTGATGAGGGTCCGCTGTCCATCTTTGTTTGTTCATATAACTGCTCTATTTCTGCTTTTTTTTGTTCGTATAACGAAGTAACGATACGTGCCATATTTTTATATTCGCATGTACATCCTCTAGGCTTTTTTTTATCCCAACCTCTAAGGATTCGTTCTGCTTCGTAGTATATGTCTAATACCTTTCCTTTTAATATACGACCTAGAGCGTTACTTTCAAACTCTTCTTTAAGAAAAATTGCTTCTTGTTGTGTCATGATAATTTAACTTCTGGTGTACCTGCACCATTACCAAATGAATCACTATGAGGTGTACCATGCATCTGAACTTTGGTAAAGTATTCCATAGCTTTCTCTTTAGCCATATCCGGGTCATTAGTTCTACCTAATAGTTCAAACTCTAACTCCGGGTCATTATACTCCTGTACTGTCTTTTCGATATTAGTACTAACGATGATCTTCTTTAACTGTACTGCATACAGAAGATAGAACATTCCTTCTTGGTTAAACTCTTGTGCTTCCATTATCTATTTTTAATCCTGTTGTAAACTTCTGTAATGTGTGAGAACAGATCGATGTAGTAGTTCTCTCTCTTTTTTCTCTCCTTAAGGGTAGAGTCAGGCATCTTTTCTATAATCTTCCATTCGAAGCTCTCTTGCCCGTACTGTACGATAGCATCCTTAAAATGCTGACTTAAGTATCTAGAGAAAGCTCCTGGGTTCTTAGAGTACATTTTCCACTCTACTGATCTACGATTAAATTGTGAGGTCTGACCTACGTAAACGTGTTTATTGACTTTATTTATCAACACGTAGATACCACCTCCGGCTTTACTCCAGAATTTCTTCTGAGCTTTTAGCTTAGCTTTATTCCCTGTAGGAGTATTGTAATACTTAACTTGATAGGTAGGTCTTTTCTCTCTAAACTTAGCGTTAGTAAGTTTATTACACTCCTTACACGAAGGCTGTTTGCCATCAGGCAAACGTGAACATTTAGAGAATTGATCTAGAGGTTTATCCTCTTTGCAGGTAATACAGTTTTTTGTTTCCATGTCCTTGTTTTAATAATACATAGGCAACTATTTTGGAAACAGTAGAACTATTTTTGATACCAATGCTCTATTCTATCTATTAAGTAACTGATAGAGTAAGCTAGTAGGGCTACGATACCTGCTTTAAATGGATCTTGGAAGTAGATAAGACCACCCCAGAAGCCTACACACTTCGGACAGTCTAGTACCCAACTAAATCTTACTTCTCTTATACCAAAGTGATCCTTAATAACCTGTATTGGCTGAAACCAGCTCGCAAACATAACTGCTAATACCGCAGCTCCTACCAACTCTACCAGTGTATTCATTTCTGTAATTCCTTAAGGTAGTTTCTGACTTCTAGTCTAACCTTTGAGTTTACCTTTCTAGTAGAAGGTATTCTCTTTTCTAAGTTATCTACTTTAGTACCTAGATCATCTAGTTTACTATTCACTCTCTGCATACTAAGGTGATGGTTAAATTTATCTAACTCTTTCTTAGGTATAACAGCTCTACGCTTCTTGATATACGTGCGGAGAAATTCATAGAACTTCTTTAAGCCTAATCCAATACCGGCCAATAGGGCTAGTACTCCGAAGGTATCTACGATAATGTTTATCATTTCCATTTTAATAAGTTTTACAAGCTCTTTTTAATCTATTTTTTAAGGTAGCCCATTGTCTGTTAATATCCTTTTCTGGAATATCAAACTCCTGGCAAATGTCTCTTACTTTCTTTCCTGAGAATATTTTTTGCTCTACTAACCATCGATCTATCATACTGAGCTCATTATCGTACATATATCTAAGGCATCTTAGCTTTCCGGTTAGATCATCACCATCTGACATCTCATAACTACTCTCATACTTAACCTCTCCATGAGTATTGGTAAGCTCTCTTTCTCTGATTAGAGGTTTACGATACTTATTGTAAAACATAGAGGTAGAAGATTTAACTTCCATACTCATTCCACGTGTAAGGTAGAACTCTATGCCTTCATCCTGATATAGCTTCCATTGCTTCTCTAAAGGTAAATTATAGAAATAGCTGATTATATGAGCAAGAGCATCTTCCCTGGAGTACATAGATGAAGCAGTACAAACTTTATAAGAGTTAATCTCCATTTGCTTATACCCCCCACTTGACCACCACTTATCGATCAGAGCTCTTTTCTCAGTATCAGTTAACTTCTTGCCATCCACCATTGAGAGACTCTTCATATTTTTTAATTACAACATCTTTGAATGCCTCTAACTTCCAGAGCATATCTGGATTAGTGTTGAAGAATTCTTCTTGCCATCTAGTTTCGTCCCAGTAGACTGGATGCTGAGGATCTTTAATCTTAGGTAGATCTCCTGCTTTCTTCATTGACGCCATCTTAACGTCATCCATGCTATCTTGATTCATAGTATTTTTTATTATAATTAGTCTACAATATACGAAAAAATTATATACTATCAAACATTTTATCAAATAATTCTATAGTCTCTTTCTGAGATCTAGATATACCTTTACTCGTTATTGTAATATCTTCTACTATTACTATATCTTCTACTTTATCTTTATCTTTAACTATATCTTTATCTTTATCTGTATCTGTGTAGCAAACATTAGTTTTGCTTGAATTTGCTTTAGCAAAAGTTAACAAAGCATTACTTTTAAGTTTTTGCTCTTCTTTGCTTAGATTTGCTTGAGTAGTATCTCCACCCTTTTTACCTGCTTCAGATCTCTTCTTAGAGATATCAGCCATACGATCTAACTCAGCTTGATAGGTAGACCATACTACCTGTACCGTACGAGAGCAATTTGAGATATTTACAGAGCCGTTATTTTTATGCTCTACTAATAGACTCAGTACTTCTACTAATTCTTCTTTCTCTAATAATTTAAAAGACTCTAACCACTCGTCTTTAAATCCAGTCCACAATTTAGTTTTCATATTATTTTAAAAAGCAAAAGTCCCCAAGGAGGCCGGTTGCGGTCGGACACTCCAAGGAGACTCTCAATGTTTTTACTAGGCCGCAACTCCCTATATAATAATATAGGAACGAGCTCGGTAAAAACCAACTTATTGCTTAATAATTTTTAAAAAAAGGTGAGATCGGTAACCTACTATAAAGAATCAACAGTATGGCAAACGTGAGGTAGGAGCAGGTATTACTGACCGATCTCTAAAAGGAAGTGGAAAAACCTACGAGTACATGGAAACTCAAAACCACTCCCTACCCTTTCTATTAAATATACGAAAAAAGGCCTTAGGAATCAACCCTGGCCTTTATATTTTTTTCTATAATTTTTTGAGCTCTTTAGACTTGAGGTCTTACTCTTAGCGTGAACTCCTGGTCTAGATATTTTAGGTTTATCTAGCTTCTGAGCTGTTGTTTGTCCTTTAGCCATTATGTGTAAGGATTAATCTGTCTGTTATCGTAAGAGCTTAAGAACTGTCTGATATCTGATAAGAAAGTGGTTCTAGTATAAGTACCTCCACCACTAGGTCCATAGAGCTCCATTAACCGATCAATACCTATAGTATATCCTAGTAAAGTACCGTAGTAACCTGGTTGAGCATCTACAGTAGGATCACCCCAATGAAAAGGTTCACTATTACTCCAGCTACCAATAGGAGTACCGGTAGCAGTTTTTTGTACTAAGTTATCTGAATCATTTAAATACCCGCTACTCAATGTACCGTTTTCGTAACTAATAAAATTAAGAGAATACGTACTCTCAATACCCCCATTATCAGTTATTGAAATTTGGGTAGTACCATCTGAGACGTATGCATTACCATTAGGAGCTTTCCAGATAAATCCTGGATCAGAAGAACTGGTAGAGTTTTTCTTACTCATAAAATTAGCAATAGACATACCACCAGCGCCTACAGTATATCCGTAGCACATTATAGTAAAGTCACCTCCTCCTAGATTGGTCTGATCATTGCTACCAAAATCCATAAAAGGAGTACTGCCGTGAAATGAAAGAGAAGAACTAACACGGAATGTTGTATAGTAGAACTGAGGATCGAATGTAGCTTCGAGTGTTCCTTCGACTCTATCAGGCCATACCTCAGTAGTTAATAACAAGGATGAGACTGTAGGTGTAGGAGTAACATCATAACTATCAAACCAGTAACTTAATCCTTGTAAAGGTACTCCTGATAATACTGTCTTTCCTCCGTCGCCCAACGACGCTGCTGCATTATGATTATTCATGTTAATTTTTTCTTAAGAGTTTTTTTACGTTTAGAGCTATAGCAGTCAGTAGAAGAACTACTGTCAGAATTTCAGATATTGGCATTAACACACTTCCTAAAGCGGCAAAGCTAACTACGTTTTCTACTGATGTATCGTGCATCTCTGTAAATGTTTTATATTAAGAAGAAATCCAATTAGTATAAAGGTCTGCTATATTTGCATCACTTAATGCCTCATTGTATATTAGGATGTGGTATAGCTGCATAGGATTATTAGAATAATTAGATGTAAGGCTAATATTACCTCTTACACCAATCGTAGCTCTTTGCGTTCTACTTCTATTACTCATAGCTTTACTGTTACTACCGGCAAATGCTGCTCCATCTAGTGAAGATATGATAGTATTAGTACTACCGGACCATGTAGACTTTAAACCAAACATATAAGTTGTGCTATGAGAAACACCTTTCCATACCGTACCGTAGTTACCACCATTCCAGTCGTAAAAACCTAATGTTGGAACACCTGTACCAGCTGCCGTTGTCTGAGATCTTACACCCGATGAGTCACTATTTGTGAACCAACCAAAGTTTCTATCGTCAAAGTATCCATTAAGTCCCCAGGTAGTTCTAGCATCACTAGACACACCAGTACTATCATATGAAGCTATTGTAACAACAGTCTGATCACCAGTAGTGTTCTGAATTGTAGTAGGAAGTGTTGCTGTTCGATAAAGGTATGAAAGACTAGCAAATGACGTATATGTTGTATTATACGTTACAGTACCGGTTCTACTACTTATATCAAATGATGCAGCATTACCCTTTGACGAGATAGCATCTACCTGAGTACCTGTTAAAGTCATAGTAGCACTATCAGTAAAATCATACCAGTGATCTAACTGAGTAAGAGTACCCCCTAGAGTAGGATCAAATCCAGCTGGTACAACAGCAGGTGGATTGTAGCTTAGTACGTTAGGTCCTATGAAGTGTATTCCTGCCATGATCTTAGTATTGTCCGGTTATGTAGTCGTAATTCTGAGTCATCTCTTCTGAGCTAAGAACTTTATTGTATACCATTACAGCGCTAATCTTACCAGTAAACTGATCACTAGAATCTCCTCTAGCATAAAAACTATGACCTACTGCAAATGCATTCGGTGTAGGAGATACTGGTTGAGTACCTGTAGAAGCAGGAGTACCCGAAGTAGATGCATCGATCCAAGCTTGATGCCCGGTACCCCACTCAGTTGTAAAGCCTAAGAAGTAGAACGTATTAGTAGTAAGAGTAGCAGCACTTGTAGCAGAATAAGCATCATCAACATTATCCCATACTTGATTTCGTACTGTTGCAGCACCACTTTGTCCGATATTAGTTCTATAAGTACCTTTTAGAGTACCTGAGATATTTCCATTAACAGTAGCACCAGCCCAATACCCAGGATTAGAAAAGCTAGGAACACTAACTAAACCTAGTATAGTACAATCAGTTCCTGCAAATTGTGTTAAAGCTGCATCAGCAGTATTTCGCCAATAAAAATTACTATCGGTAATACTGAAGTAAGCTGGATCACCTCCAGTAGCTCCTGTAAAACTAACAGAAACTCCTTGTTTAGTTAAGTCATAGCCATTACCGGATAAATCAGTCCAGGTATCACCTGAACCTCCATAAGAGGTAGCATTATTAGCATCCCAATAGGCAATAAGCCCGTCAGTTACCCAGGTTGGTGCTGCAGCTGCTATTCCAGCATATTGCATTTGTGATAAAATTCCGTGTGCTAACATACTTTATGAATGGTTTAAGAATTAGCTACATAATTAGCGTAGATATCAGCTATGTTTGCATCTGTTAGAGCAGCTCCATAAACAATACAGTGCTTTAGATATCCAGAAAATGGATTCTGAGTATTACCGGCTCTTGTACCTATCACAAAATCTTCTGTTCTATTTCTATAGCTAGTATTAAAAGTTTTCGTTGCGCTAAAAGGAGCTCCATTCATAGAAGTTTGGAAGGAGTAACTCATCGTACTACCCGTATTTACTATCTTTCCAGTAAGCATATACCAGGTATCAAGTGACTGACCTCCTTGAGCAGAAGCAGGATCAGCACCACTATTGTTATAAAGGTGAGTACCAATTGCCATCGCACTATAAGAAGGGTTATAGGTAGCCTGGAATACCTGGTAATTAGATGCATACGCAAGCTGGAAATCCGTAAAGGTATCATTAGTATATCCCCAAATTCTCATTAGAGTATTTGAAGTAAGTGACGCAGGTAATTTAAAGATAGTAATAAAGGTCTGCGCTACATCTTGTAGGAGTACTGGAGTTGATGATGTATCAGTGTTTACAAGACGCTCAATGTTAGAAGTACCTCCCTGGAAGTAAGCACCATCAGCAGCACTTATAAAATCAGGACCATTTAAAGTACCGTCAGTAGTTATATCAAACCCAGTTCCCATCTTCTCAGTCATAGCAGTAATCTCAGCACCAGACAGAGTCATAGTTGAACTATCGGTAAAATCATACCATAAACCTACAGTAAGAGCTCCTCCTAATGAAGGATCAAATCCTGCTGCAGCTGCTGGATACAATTGATTGCTGCCTTGATATATAGCAGAAACAGTATTAGATCCTAAATAGAAATCAGCTGCAGATAAGTCTGTACTACCAAGGTATAGTCCCATTGTCTATGAATTTAATTTCAATTAATACACCGTATTAGATTACGATGTAGAACGTATTTGCATCTGGAGTAAGACCAGAGTATTCAGCAGCAGTACAAGTTACAATGCTCTGTACCTTAGCCGTACTAGTATAAGTATCGGCCGAGTTAGTAATAATGCCTGTTACATCAGCACCTGCAATCGCTTGTATATATTCTCCAGATCCTAAGTATACGAATGAGATCATATTTAGACCTCCTGTATCGTAGCTACCTACTTTCTTAACTACTGTACCTCCACTTACCGTTGGTTCAGTACCATCTTCGTGGTAAAGAATAGCAGATGCTCCGATTACCTTAGTAGAAGAAGCACTGATAGTAATGTTACCGGTTAGTGGTGTACCGCTAGTTCCGTAGATCTCTCCAATTTGGTTCTCAAAGAGTAAGTCACCTGATTCAGCACTACCTTCAACTGCTGGAGATATACCCGCTATGCTAACGATTACATTTGCTCCAGTGTATAAGACTGTGATGATGTTTAGGTTAGACTCTGAATATACACCAAACGTCTTATCTACTGTTAAACCAGAGATAGTAGGAGCAGTAGAATCATTGTGATAGATTACTGCTGTACCGCCTTTCTTAGCTCCAGTACCTGTTAAGGTAATGTTTCCTGTAGCAGGACTTGCTGCTGTATTGTATACGTTAGCAATTGCATTATCAAAAGCTACTGAAGTTACTCCTGTAAAGGATGCACCACCAATAACTACCTCAGCAGTATTACTTGGATTATCAGCTACTGTAAATTCACTTCCGTTAAAGTTGATAGCCTCTGTAGCAGTTGTTACTGGTGTACCGCTCTCTTCAACACTTAAAGCAGGAGTACCTGTAGCAGCTATACCAGCAACATACTCTAGAACATGACTACCGTCGATGTTAGTAAGAGTGATGATATTCAAAGATCCAGTACCGTAAGTACCAGACTTTTTATCTACAATAGCACCTGAGATTGTAGGTTCAGTAGAATCATTGTGGTAGATAATGGCTGTAGCACCATCAACCTTAGTACTAGCTCCATCTATAGTAATGTTACCTGTTAAAGGAGATACTGCACTACCGTAAATCTCACCGTAAATGTTTTCAAATAAAATATTACCTGATTCTGGAGTAGCCTCTCCTCCTCCTGCAGCTGCATTTAAAGCGTAGGAAGCAGTAACTGCATAAGAAGCACTAACTACTCCTGTGATAGCAGATCCATCTCCATGGATTGTTCCAAAGAGGTAAGTATCTGTAATATCTGAATTACCAAGGGTAACTGTGTTAGCACCGTTACTTACTGAAGCACTACCGATTAAGATTTCATTAGCTCCTGAAGTAGTTATACCATGTCCAATGGCGATTGAGCTAGCATTGCTAGAGCTGATATAGGTTAATCTACCGATAGAGATAGAATCGTTAGCGTAGTTCTTAGTATCGTATCCTATCGCAACCTGATTTTGACCGGTCTCAGCTTCTGAGTTTACGCCGATCACGATACCGAATGAACCTTTAGAAGCTACACTGTTACCAATACCGATTGCAAGAGTACCAGTTGACTTTACTCCACCACCAAGTGCTACAGATCCAAACTGTTCTGCCTCAGCTCTACCACCAATAGCTACTGCTTCATACCCTTGAGTGTAAGAATCCTTACCAATAGCTACTGCTGAGTTTTGTGTACCTCTAGCATTTTCACCTAAAGCGACTGAATAGTCACCAGAAGCAGTTGCTGGAGTAGTAGTTAAAGCATCAGAAGATGCCATTGCATCAGTACCTGTACCGGCTACTAAACCAGAAGATATACCTGTTAATCCGCTACCATCACCAATGTAAGAAGAAGCAGAAACTTGACCTGTCACATTTACCGGGTTACCAATTGATACTAGTGAACCGTTGTCTGAGATGCTAGAATCTACTAAGTGGTGGTGACCTTCACCTTTAGGGATCCTGTCCATTGTTAGATAAACAGGTGAACCTTTAGTATTATATTCAGGTCCAAATAATGCTACACCTAGATCAACTGTAGCACCTCCGTCGTTTGAATATTCGTAATTCCAGTCGTTGGTTGAACCATCAAAGAAGAACGATGCAGTTGTATTAGGAGCTCCTGATCCACTATCCTGTACGACGATACCAGCATATCTTTCAGCTGGAGTATCGTTGTTTAAGATGATAAATGCATCACCTATGATCTTTGCAGAGCCTGTGACAGATTGGATGTAAGCAAAGGAACCAGTACCGTTAACTGTAATATCGTTGAACGTTTGATTCCCGCTGAATGTGTTATTGTTTGCTAAGATTGCAAATTCGGTAGAATCTAGACCATCTAATAGATCGGCATTAGAAGCAGTAGCAATAGTATTGGTAAATGATAAAGTACCCGCTCCGTCAGTCTTAAGTACTTCTCCGGCACTACCATCAGCACCTGGATATGCTAAACCATTTAATGTGATATCACCTCCTACAGAGATAATATTTGTATCACCAGATAATGAACCTAAATCAAGTTGTCCAGCTGAGATTAAGTAAGTACCTCTTACACCAGCAACTTCAATCATATCTACTGATGAGCTACCTGCTGTAGTTACTTGCTGTAATGTTGGAGTTGAAACATTCGCAGCATATGAAGCTGTTACTGCATAAGAAGCAGTTGTAGCGAGTAGAGCAGTAGTAGCACTGTTAGCTATAGAAGCACTTACAGCATTAAGTACAGACATTGAACTAGTCTGTGCATTAGTTACGTAAGAAGAAGTAGCAGCAGTTAAAGATGCTATATCGTTTGAATTAATAATGATAGCAGCAGCATTACCTGAGATAAGACCTTCATCAACCGTAAGCCTGGTTGATAAAGAAGAAGATAGTGCAGTAAGATCTGAAGAAGCTGATCCTGTATCTACAGTTAAATTGAAAGTAGAGCCATCTCCTTTTTCAAAGGTTAATACATTATCAGTAACCGAACCAGTTACCATTAAAGACCCTGTGTTAAAAGAAGGTACGTTTAAAGCAACATCAGCAACTAGTGCATGTGAGGCTGAGGTAGCTGTGCTAGCATAAGAAGCACTAGTAGCAGTAGTAGCAAAAGATGCAGAAACATCTAAGGAAGTAATTAAACTACCTGTACCGTCTGTGAGTGTATTACCTGATCCAAGAGTTACTAAACTCTGATAGGTATCTTTTATAAGTTGTCCGAATAGATTTGCCATGGCTTACTGTGGTAAATATGGGTAACGTGAATCATAAAGCTTAATACCCGCTTTTACCATTTCTTTAAGATGTGGGGCATAAGTGTCGTATTTAAAAACGATTGGTGATCTGAATTGTACTCCTCTATCAGCAATTAACTGGTATAATAAAGTAGATTCGTTGATCAATGGGAAGGTAGCTTGATTCTCAATTAAGTAATTAACTAAGATCTCAGCATAGAATTCTTTCTTATTTTTAACACTCTGACGCTTTACGTCATACATGCTTCTATCCACACTAGAGCTATTCTCACCTCCTTGAGGAGTAAGTAAGCCATTATTACGTGGACGAATATATATTGCTTCAAGTACTTCATAGTATGCTGCATAGAGCAAGAAGTCTTGGATATAATCATCAATTAGGGTTTGATATGCAGCAGGTACAGTTCCTGAATTAACATAGGAGATTACCTGATCGTATAGTTTAGTACCTAAGATACGTTGAAGCTCAATATCCTGACTCTCGCGTACTGCGTTCTTAATAAGAGCAGAATCTAGATTATCATTGATATCTGTAAACTGTCTTAGTTTAGCTTCTGAGATTAAAAGTGTTGTTGTCATTATACTAAGCTTGGTAATGGTTGGTTAACTGCTTCTCCTTCTGCTATCGGGCTATCAATTAACATACCCGCATTTCTATCTGCCTGTTCGATATCAGCCTCTAGTGCTGCATCATCACCTACCTCAGCATCTGTAGCAGTTACTACATCTACTTCTTCAGTTCCGTCTTGGTAAAGCTTAAGCTGGATGATACCTAGATTAACTGACTTATTGTAGTTGATATCGAAAATGAGCTGGAACATATCTAATATCTCCTGCTGCATTGGTTTAATTACTGTGTTTAAAAGTAAGAGATAAGCATCAATCACTTCATCTCTACCACCTAACTGACCTGGTGTCTTGATACCTAAGATCATTGGAGATGTAATTCTATGAGCAGTTAAGATCTTCTGCTCTACCATCTCATTTATAGACGTGTAGTATCCGTCTGCTCCGTTTTGTGGAATAGGGGTAATCTCTGGCATTTCCTCTCTGGAAGCCACATCGATATAAAGTAGAGAACCAGCATTATCTGTACCACCGTACTGAGTACGTAGCATATTCTCGATAACTCTCCTCTCTTCATCATTAGCATTTGTAAATGTAGTAATACTTAAACTAGGTGCTAATCCGTTCTTTACGTTGTTAACGTGGAAGTTATCCACCTCAGCATCTAGTTCGATTACCTTGAGAGCACCTACATAGTCAGGCAGAGGATAATACTCTTGACCTGGACGATATGGTTGTACATAAAGTAACTGATTAGGTTGCTCTGCTTTTCTTTTCTCATCAAAGGCTGGAAGATAAACAAGGTCATCAGCAGTTAATCTGAATCTACCCTTCTCTCTCCATTCGTTAGATAGGTAATAACCTTCTACTTTACCTCTGTAATCTTTTTCTTTTGATCTGATCATAGAGAAGTCAATATGATAAACTTCAGCAATTCTACTACGATCGTGAGACCAGATGACTTCTAAACTAAAGCCACCAAATGTTTTATAGTCAAGAGCTACTCTTTTAAAGACGTCATTCCATGACTGTCCTTCGTCGTTTGCTTTATCTAAAAGCCACTCTTGTTCTGTATGTAATCCCTCTCCTACGATACCGTCAACGATAGCGTTAATACAGGTATTGTGGATAGCGGAGTTGTTTACTAAGTCAATAAGGTGCTGAGGAAACATATTATCCTCACCGTACTTTACGTACTCTCCTTTAGATGACTGCTCTTTAGCATTCCATCTTACAGATGAAGATCTAGGAATAGCCTGGAATTTAAATTTCTCGCTCATGAGTTATAGGTTATATATGACCCGTTCTGGTTTGGACTATAATAAGTAGTAATCGAGTTCTCGTTACTGCCGGAAATGTAAGCCCTTTCTGTAGCTAATAATTGACCTAATGCCTCGGCTTCTGCCTCATTCCAAATAGTGTCTGATAAGTTCCATACAAGATCGGCTGTATTCCAAACCAAATCGGCTCCTGCGATTAGCTCATAGATGTCGAGTGTATACTGTCCTGTGTTAGCTGGAACAACTGATCCACTAACTGAGGCTACCACCCATTGTTTTTTACTTAAAATGGTTCCGTCAAAGGAACCACTAGATCTATCGTAATCTTGATTATAGTTAAAGCGAACTGTGTCTACCGATGCTGAAGGTGTTACTTCAGGGTAGAAAGCTACCAGTTGATCTTCTGCTGACTTATTTAACTGAATCATTGACTACTATTAAATGGTAAGAAAGGGAGGGTTTTCACGCCCTCCCCTTTTACCGGTTATTTTTAGGATACTGTGATACCAGTAAGGACCCCTGAAAGGTCGCTACCTGAAATCTCAGCCGCTGGTTCTGGTTCTTGACCTGTGAAAGTAAGATTGTAGCCATTCAAGTCACCGAATGCAGTTCCGGTAGCACCGGTTCCGCTAAGTAACTGAAGACCATTCTCTTGACCTAGGTAGAAGAATTTACCTACTCCGTCAACTGAACCATTGTTTGTTTCAACGATTACCTTGAGGTTAGGATTCTTAGCAAGAACTCTCACTTGATTTCTAGTGGCAGACTGCAACTTGAAGAAAACAGCATTAACTGTTTGCTCATAGAATACAGTACCGTTCTCTGGAGTAGAGCTGATAGCCTCGCTATAGTCAGAAGTCTGACGGAATAGCTCGAACTTATAGAATACTCCATCACCAGTAATATCAGTGATAAGTCCTACGTCTTCACCTGTCAAAGAAGTAACAGAACCAGATAGGATATAAAGGTTTCTGATACCGCCTGTGTTGTCACGGCAGCCTAGAGTGAAACCTGAAGTAATATCGCAAGTGCTCATATCTATCTAGTTTTAAATGTTAATACTTTAATTAGGCGAGGTCGTTAGATACCCAGAACTCAGGATAAGCGATGTTAACACCAAGCTTGAATACAACGCGATGCTTAAGCTGGTCGCTGTTGATGTCGTACCACATCTGGAACTCTGTAAGGTCAGACATAGTGTCAGTACCTACAACGATGTGACGAGCTGGACCTGCAACTAAACGAGCAGAACCTTCAAGACCTACAGTACCTACAACGCGTACGTTAGTGAATGGGTGAACCATATCCATAAGACCACCACGGTTAGTGATTGCGTTTGGATCGAACCAGTAAGAGTTTGCTTGGCGGATACCAGCAACATACTTACGGAAGTTAGATACAGACATGAAGACAGTTAAGTCGTCACGGTCAGCAACGTCAGTTGGGAGCTGCTCGATCATAGAATCGATGATGCCTAAAGCAGCAGTAGAAGTGAATGAACCAGTAGCAGCACCTGTAGCCTCAACAACACCAGCTGTAGAGCCAGAGATGATAGTCTTAAGTCCGTCTACACAGTCACCAGCTCCTGTAGTAGCACCCCATACGAAGTTCTCGTTTGATTTGCGGAATTGGTTAACGATAAGTTCAGAGTAGTCACCAGCAAGGGCGAAAGTCTCATTGTAAGAACCAGCACCAAGAGCAGAAACTCCTAGGTAGTACTTGTCAAGATCCTTTAAGCAGATACCGTCGAAAGAGGTACGCTGACATACTTGGATGTCTCTCTGTGAGAATGATGCGGTTCCAGCTGGTGTAGCAACACAGCCGTATCCGTCTTGAATGTCTAGATCTACTTCAAACAAGTTGATCGGTTCCTTATACTTGATACCCTCTTTTACAGTGACGTACTCCATGGTAGTACCAGTGTATACCATTTTAGGGATTAAAGTACCAGCAACCTCGTTGTTAAAAGTATCTAATGCAGCTAAATCTAAAGCCATAATAGTTTAATTTTTCGGGTTATGATTATTTACGTTTTGCAGCCATCTTCATGATTCTCTCGAATCTTTCAGCCTGAAGAGGGGCAGCGATTTCTTCCTGTTTTTTAACAAGAGGGTTATTCTTTTTTGGCAATGTCTTAGTGGCGGCTGGAGCAGCAGAGAAAGTTTCTAATTTACTTTCAACAGCTGACATACGCTCGCCGTACTTTTTCATTTCGTCTTGGACAGCTTCAACAACAGCTTCGATAAGAGCTGGCATAAGATCCTCCGTCATAGGAGCTTCTTCTTCCGGCATCATCTCTTCTTCCATTGTCTCTGCAGGTGCTTCTGTTGGAGTCAAGAACTCTGTAACAGCACCGTTCTCATCTAATACAACACGCTCACCGTTTTCTAGTAAGTGCTCTCCAGCTGGAGCTGGGATAACATTACCTTCGGCATCGTGGATAGATAAGACAGTACCAACACCTAGCTCTCCGTCGTACATTAAAGTAACAGAGCCATCGGCAGTCTTGATCTCAGCAAAAGCTTCCTTCTCTTCTTTAATCTCGATTCCTTCAACAGACTCTGGAGCCTCTGTTAGGTTGAAGTACTTTTTAACGAGATCCTTAAGTTCGGATGCTTGCATAGTTAATAAAGTTTAAATTTAATTTTAGCCATAACATATAGAGGCTCCAAGAGCCCTACTACGGATAAATATACTGTATAGTAAAAATTATAAAAAAAGTGATACCCCAGTTGGAAAATTGAGAAAAAGTTCTTATCTTAATACTATAATTAAAAAATAAAAGTTATGAAAAAGGCAGTGATGATTTTAGCAACAGTAGTAGGATTGGTATCTTGTGAGAAAGATATACTAGTTACTAAACAATCCCCTACTGAGATTTTATTCACTCAGACCAATCATGTAGACTTGGTGTATGGTTTTAAAAATGGAGTAAATATTGTAGATGATAAATCTCCAGAATACTCTTATACAGTATTGCTAAATAATGTAAATGACTCTATCGGGTTTGCCTTCGTACGTTATCCAGGTATGAGCGGTAACACTAGTTCATCATTAATCGATGTCTATGTAGATGGAGTACTTGAAACTACATTAGTTGCCGAGGTTAATGTACCTGTAGTTTATAAGTATACTAAAATTAAATAATGAGCTGTGAGAGGCTTTTGTGTTAGACAGGGGGAAAGGGGCGCAAGCCCCTTCCTCTTTTGATTACAGATAAGAAAGAAATTATTTATTTTTCCAGTAAGAGTAACATACTGCTGCTCTTTGATCGTTATCAGGAAACTCACTATTCATTTTACTATCACCCATACATCTAGAGATAAATTCATCTTCAGATTCTAGAGGTGTAGGATATACAAATGCTTCTTTAGATTGTTCGATTAGTTTATCAGCAAAGTATCCTTCTACTGAGAAACCTTTTACTCTACCGCTCTTAACATATTCATCCCAGATAGCCTTATTATCGACTTTGTACATTCCGTACCATTCTCCTACTTTAGGCTCATATCCATATAGGTTAGCTTT